TTAAGTACGTAATGATCGGGAAGCTTGAACCAGCTGTCACACGCAAACCATGCTGGCGTATCCATATCAATGAAATTCAATTCCCCGCGGATAAATTCAACATGCGTTGCTCGTGATAGTTTTTCGCACTCTTCGAAATCTTCTTTTCTCTTGCCTATTGGGTAACCTAGTTCGATTAACTTAGTTGCTAACCATGGTTTAGGGCTAGTGCCTTCATAACCTTCTTTAGATAGGTATTTGTATTTGTTTCCCATGTCAGTATAAAAGTAAACTGTACCATTAGTTAAAAACCCAAAATGCGTTGCTTCTTTAGTATTATCTTTAGTAAACATAATTATTTCCTCTGGTTGGTTTGTAAACACAATAACCCCTAGTAAACATAATTGCAAGCACTTATTTAAACTGTTACTATAAACGTAACGTAATTAATTGAGTAAGCAGTATGAACGAACAGCAATTTGATATATGCCTTGAGTTTCACCTTGGGATAATTAGAAGTAGACCGCATAAGCAGACGATTGATGATGCGCGTAATGGGATTAAAGGCGGCACCTGCCCAAAGGGTGCGGCAGTTAAATTTATTGACGCATTGCAGGAAAGGTTTAATGCCCTAATAAGCTGGAAATCTGCAAGATGGATTGACGGAAAAGTTAACATTTACAATGCACAAAACACCCGCAACCCATCATCTGGCGCATTCACTGCAGCCTTTAGCGTGATCAACGACGGGGCAAAAATTAGCAAGGCGGCGATAGCCAACAAGGTTAACTATCAGTCAGTGAAGGTACTTATCCCTCGCTTAAAGAGATGGGAAGAATACGCCGCCAAATTGGTAAAAACATTGTGATACAATAGCGAGGTCTTTATTATGGAGTTTAATAATGTCTACAGTAAAAAAACCACGCAAATCACGGCAGGATATGCCGGAACAGTCCGATGATACTGGACCAATTGAGCAGAGTTCTTAACTTAAACGATATTCAGATAGCGGCTACTTTTGCCGACTCTATTATTGTTTTAGGTTATTTAATTCTGCTCGCAAGTAAAGCGAATGTCGATAGAGCCAAGATTTTATCGGCATTTTTGTTTACCCTGGTTGTTGCATACTCCCCAATTTATGACGCATTAAGCCAAGTTCAGTTTTATTGCCTGTACTCCATGATCTATGTCAAAACATTGGCGCATGTTATTAATAAACAAATAAAAACTACAATTGTTATAATGTCGTTATTCCAATTATTTATGGCGATGGACAGCTATGTTAATCCAACAACTGAAACGTGGCTGTATCGCAATTTTGAAGAGGTCACAGTATTCATTCATATTCTTATTGTTTCATCCTGCGTTAAGCTTAAACCAATCAACCTGGGCTCCCTTTTGGGACGGCTTGCTTCTGGCTTGCGTAACCTGGCATGTAGCTTCGGCCTTGATACCCGTTTATGGTATGATATGCAGTATCGTAAAATTGATTAAGATTAAATAGTATGGCTGATGACTCTGACAATTCCTTGCATTCTGATGTAAGGGCAATGATTAAAGCTGTTAGTGAATCAACAGCGGCAATTGGCAACTTAGCGCTCAAGCTTGAACATCAAAGCGGCATACTTGAGGCTAACGAAGCCCGGAACGAAAAGCGGCTAGATAAGATCGAGAGGGAAGCGAGGGACGATCGTAAAGGCTCCGCTGTATCCCGAAAAGAAATGCACGAAGATATTAGCAATATAAAAGGTAGACTTGGACCACTGGAAGGTATAACTAGCACAATATCGGCTATCAGCACTAAAATTGTTGGAACATTAATAACCATGTTTGTTGTTGGTGGTATTGGAATGTTCTTTGCCATGAAAACATTAGGATCATAAATGACCGTACCAATCACAATACCAGACGTTAAAGAGGTCTGCCCAACGTCATTACCCGACCCGGTAATAACCCGCCTAATTGATACCGTACAAGCCCGGATTGGCGATTGTGTCGAGGCTGCTTATACGGTGCCGGAGGCTGAATCTATTTTGATTTATGCGGTTTGTCATTTTGTCCAGGTTACCGAGGGCGGCGAAGTCAAAAGCGAGCGAGCCCCAAATGGTGCCAGTACCACATTCGAGAATCACGCAAGCGGCGAAGGACTAAAATCAACTCAATCAGGCCGGACATTATTAATGCTTGATACTGCTGGATGTTCTAACAACTTAGTTCAGCAAACGTTCCTGTTTTTAGCAACAGGTAACCCGGCGACTCCCTGCGTATGACTAGACCAACGCGCAGAACCGCCAACAAAACAGTAACTATCTGGCCGATAACAGGGACAGATCCATATACTGGCGTAACGTTCGGCACGCCTTACACTGTCAAAGCTACATTCGAGCAGGGCGCAACAAGGCAATACAACGACAGCCAAGGGAATGCATTTATACCCGCATCGATTTACTGGTATGAATTCGAGGCCAATGGGTTGCCGAAACTTAACTGGGCAATCGCACTAGGCGATCACTCACTTGAAACTGACCCGACCAATGTTGAAAAAGTTGAATATATCCGCGTTGCCAAGCTGCAAGACGGCGGCAGCGATGTTAATGATGTTATGGTTTTAACCTAATGCCAGTAACCGGGGCGGCGGCAGTACGCAGAAACATGGGGCGAATCTTCAAAGATATTAACGAGAAGAAAGCGCCCCAGTTTGTTAATTTGGTAATGTCAATTGGTGAGACTAAATCAAAAGAGCTAGCGCCATTAGCATACGCGGATTTGGTGAATAGCGTTATAACAATTGTAGATGTTAAAAGTGACGGCATTAGTGCCACGTTATCTTATAATAAAAAATATGCAGCAGCGCTAGAGTTTAGAGAAGATTGGAAGCCAAATCCTCCGCCGAAATACGCAAACATTAAAAAGGGAATACCCAGCGCTCCCGCATGGAACCCTCAAGCAACACCGCATTATTTGCGCGACGGATTCGAGTCGCCAGCATCTAGGGCGGCAATTAAACGAGCAGAGAAGATATTTAAGATATGAGCACAATAGCCGACTTAGAAATAAGACAACTTGAGCTGCATTTGATCGCTGGTGGATTTCTTGCGTCGTTCACTGACATACTAGGCGGCTCACAGCCGGCACCAATATTCCAGGCGTTTGAATTGGATTTAACTGACATATTGCCGACTGATCGGGTTGTGATGATCCGTAAAACTGGTAACCTATCAGCGCCGGATAGAACTTTCTTCAAAAGCCAACCAATGTTAGCGCTCGTTGTTGGTAAATCCTCGCAGGTTGACTCTGTTATCGCTAATGGGCTTGCAATTGATACAGAAAAATATCTGGTTGACAATCCTACTGATGGCGGGTGCATTGCTAATATTGTGTCTAGCGGGGTCGTTGGGCCGTTCATTACGGCGGACGGTAGGCGGGCATTTGAGATAGGATTAACGGTCAGCTTTAATATTTAGTTGACTTTAGAATAAACGTAATGATATATTGAATTTACTTTAAAGGTATCAAGTGGTGTTGGTTAGGCAGTGGCTAACATTTTAACCGCCGTAAAAGCCGGAACGCCTGTCTAAAATTATTTATCGGTAATGGTTTTTAGCCAGTAATAACTAAAATTGTCGGGTATTACATAAAGCACATCGAAAACCATTACCAATAGATATCAGTAAAGCACCATCCGCACAACTAAGGGGGTGAGATTATCTAAGCCAAAAGCCTCCTAACCGAGGCTTTTTTATTGCCTGACGTTTAGTGTTATAATGCCAATTGAATATTCAATTTAATTTATAGGACTATAATTATGGCAGTATGTGATACTGATATCGACTTTGGCAAATTCCTTGCTGTCTCCTGGGCGTCAGGGTGTGGCAGCGATGACCAAACAGCGCTCAGCTATAAACCCGTTGGCGTGACCCAGTCAAAATCGTTGGATGAGAGTAGCACAGAAGTTGACACGACGAATGACGATTCCGGCGCAGAAATGGAAACGGCACTCACCAGAATGTCGGCTGAAATCACTGTATCAGGCTTTAACTCGCTAAAAGATACCGTGACCACTTCACAAAAAGAACTCCGCGCATATAGACGCACCGAACTTTCAGCAGGTCGTCAACCAACAATGTGGCTTAAATTCGTTGAGCAAAATGGCCTTGATAACATCTTTGTGTTCGTTATCTTCACTGGTAATACGCGATCTTTCGGGACTGATGATGCAAACACTGCCGAATTCAGCTTTAAGATGATATCTACTGGTGTGTCCGGCAAGGCAGCATGGATCGAAGTGGCTAAAGTCTAATG